CATGAAGATGGAAGAGTTCATGCAGCAGTTCACCATGGAATGCGTGAAGGTGAAGGACGTGGACGGTAAGGACCGGGTCCTCCCCGAGGAGTAGAATCGTCGAACGCCTTTTCGAGCAGGGCCCATGAAGGCGCCGTAAAAAAGAAAGCCCCGGAGTTACCCGGGGCCTTGTTCCCTCAACCGCTACAGAAGAAAGGAACGAACCAGTGGCTACAAAGAATATCACCCTCACGAAAGACCAGCAAGATGCCCTCGACGTCATCTTCGACTGGGTACACAACCTGGACGACCGCACCCTCACCCTCGGCGGGTACGCTGGCACCGGCAAGACGACGCTAGTCAGGGAGATCATCGACAGCGGAACGTGCTACGCCAGGATCGTTGCCCCTACGGGCAAGGCCTGCCAGGTACTCGCCCGCAAAGGGCTCGACGCGATAACGATCCACAAGCTGCTCTACCTCCCCCCGGAAGAGGACCCGCGCACCAAGGAATTGATCTGGACGAGCAACGGGATCTCTCGCTCGGGATTCCTGATTGCCGACGAGGCGTCCATGATCGCCGGAGATCAGTACCGCGACCTGATGAGCACATCCGCACGAATCCTCTTCGTCGGCGACCACGGACAACTCCAGCCGGTCGGCGACGACCCGGGGATCATGCGGAAACCCGACATCTGCCTAGAAACGATCTGTCGACAGGTCGCAGATTCCCCGATCCTGAAGTTCGCCACGTTGATGCGCACCGGAGATCACGGCCCGCGCTTCCCGCCGATCGACACCCCCGGACTCCTCGTGAAACGCCCCCCGGACCTCCTTTCCTCACTGGACCCTGAATACCTACTCCAGTTCGACCAGATCCTCGTCGCCCTGAACGGGACACGCATCGCCATCAACGAACGGATCAGGGAGTCCCTCGGACGGGGACCGGCCCCGGTCCCAGGCGACAAGGTCATCTGTCTACGGAACGATTACAAACTCGGGCTAATGAACGGGCAGATCCTGACCGTCACTGGAAGTTCCGCCCGTCGTGGCGACAGATACTGGCTCGACCTCGTCGACAACGACACCAAGGAACGGTTCCACTCCGTCCCGGCCCACGCAGACCAGTTCAACGAAAAGCAACTCCTTTCCAGCAAAAAGAACATCGGCCTCTTCGATTTCGGCTATGCGATCACCGTCCACAAGGCCCAAGGCTCGGAGTGGAATTACATCCTGGTTATCGAGGAACGAGCCGGGGACGCATGGGACCCCCGTCGCTGGCGATACACGGCAGTGACCAGAGCGAAGGAGATGCTCGTCTTCATCTCTCCGTTTGTGTCAAAAGGATGAAACATGGACTCCTCACTTCGCCTCGTCCCGGCCCCTGTCCCAACCGAACGGATAGAACCCGCCCTCATCCCGGCTGAACCAACGCTCCCACGAAAAACAACTCTGGAGTACGCCCTCGACTACGCGGCCAATGGCCACCCGGGGTTTCCGTGCTGGTGGATCGAGGAGGAAAGATGCGCCTGCGGAGACAGGGACTGTTCGTCCCCAGGTAAGCACCCGATAGGGATCCTGGTCCCCCACGGGGCGTTAGACGCAACCCGCAACCCGGAGATCATTCGATCGTGGTTCGAGAAGTTCCCGAACGCCAACTGGGCGCTCCGGACGGGCCCGATCCCAGACAAGGCCCCGGACACCAAAGAAATCATGGCCGTCGACAAGGACGTGCGCCATGGCGGGCACTTCGCCCTGGAGGTTCTGGAGGACCAATACGGGAAGCTCCCGATCTCGCTCCGACAGAAAACCGGGTCCGAGGACGGCTCCGAGCATCTGGTCTTTCCCTACCCGGAGGGGGCCAACATCCCAACCGCCCGAGGCTTTCGCGACGGAATCGACATCAAAGGAATCAGCGGGTACATCATGGTGGAACCCTCCAACCACTGGACAGGGGGTCATTACACCTGGTCTGACCCGGAGAGTTCCACCCTCGAACCGCTCCCGCCTGCCTACGTGGCCCTGTTCAGCCAGGCCTCAAAGGACGAGGGCCACGCCTCAGACCCCCCGCACGAGTGCCCGGTCCCCCTGTCCAAGCGCACCAAGCGAGCCCGGCAGTACTTGGCTGGGTGTCCAAAAGCCGTCTCGGGAGACGGCGGACACAAAACTGCGTACACCGTCATCACAAAGGTGGTCCGTGGGTACTGCCTTCCGCTCACAGATGCCCTGGAGTGCCTCAGGGAGTGGAACGCCAGGTGCGAGCCTCCGTGGAGCTACAAGGACCTGAAACACAAAGTCCTCGACGCCCGGGCCAAAAGCCGCCGCCCCTGGCACCACCTCCTCGACGAGAAAAAGCCGGATCAGGAGAAGCCGGCCGTCGCCCAGGACTTCGCCGCTGCCTTTGCATCCCCCCTAGCGGAGTCGACCCCTGTTACATCCCCAGCGTGTAACGCCGAAACCGAACCCGAGGGCCCCGAAGTCGCACCCCCGAGCTTGACATCCACCGAAATCGCGGCCATTGACGACGACCTGGCCCGGCACCGGGCGATCAAGATCTACGCGAAAGCCCACGGGGTCACCGTCCAGATCGCCACAAAGGAAATCACCGCCATCCGCAGGGAACTCAGCATCCCGGACCCCTCGTCCTGGCGGTCGCTCCTAAAGATGAAGCCATCCGGTGAGGCGTACGACGTTGTGTCATGCCTATATAACGCTGAGGTAGTCCTATCGAACCACCCGCTATGGGTAGGCAGACTTAGGTTCAATTCCTTCACGCAAAAGGTAGAAAACGATGGGGCACCCATCGACGGTGCGGTAGGTACGTGGACAGACGTGCATACGTCGCAAACCACGTCATGGTTACAGCGCCACGAAGACATCATGCTGTCGAGCATAACTGTTCACGAATCAGTGATTGTGGTAGCCAGCAAAAATACATACCACCCAGTGCGGGACTATCTCAATGGACTAACGTGGGATGGCGAGCCCCGCCTGGGCTCCTGGCTTGAAGACTGCTGCGAAGTCGAGGGGACCGCGTATCACCGGACGGTCGGCAGGAAGTGGCTCATCGCGGCCGTCCGGCGGATTTTCGAGCCAGGAAGCCAAGCGGACCACGTCCTGATCTTGGAGGGGCCACAGGGACGCAAGAAGTCGACGCTCCTACGGACCCTCTTCGGCACCCCGTGGTTCACCGACGAAATCGATGACCTCGGGACCAAGGACTCCGTCATGCAGTTACGCGGGATCTGGGGGGTCGAACTTTCGGAACTCGACTCCATGAGTCGCAACGACACCACGAAAAACAAGGCCTTCCTCACCCGCCGGTTCGACCACTTCCGGCCTCCGTACGGTCGTACCGAGATCGACGTACCCCGCCAGTGCGTCTTCGCTGGTTCCACCAACAAGGACACCTACCTCACCGACGAGACCGGCAACCGCCGCTTCTGGGTCGTCAAATGCGGCGAGCAGCTCCACCCGGATCTCATGGCCGAGTGCCGCGACCAACTCTGGGCCGAGGCCGTCGTGGCCTACCGAGCCGGGGAGGAACCCTACATCACCAGTTCGACGGTCCTGGCGGACGCTGTCGCGGAGCAGGACGCCAGATTCCAGGTCGACGCTTGGATGGCCCCGATCTCCAACGTCACCTCCCCGTGGTGTCGAACCGAACCGATGACCCTGTCCGCTGTGATGGTTGCCATCGGTGTCGACGTCGTCCACCAGGACAAAAGCAAACAGATGCGGGCCTCCGAATGCCTGAAACGCCTCGGATTCATCGTCGTGCAGACCATGGTCAACGGGAAGAGGTTCAGGGTCTGGGCAAAGAAATGACCGAAATCGCCATAACCTGCGCCGTAGTTGCGCCGAACTCCCCGGCCTTACTCGACCCCGTATTTCACGGGTCGAGGAGCGTAACGCACTCATACGGCTTCGGTTATAGCGATTTTCCCGGCCTTCCCGGCTCCCCGGGGGGGTCTGTACTTATACACGTAAATACGTTTTCTACGTACGTACTACTCACGTACCTACTACCTACGTAATTACACATACCACTCCTCACGTATATTAAAAAATAGGTCGGGTAGGTCGGGTAGTCGGGTAAGCAGTGGATTATCAAAAGTTTGCGCTCCTCGACCCAAAAATCAGGGGTCGAGGAGGTCGAGGAGGCCCAATGACGCAAGAAATCAGCCGATCAACCTTCTCAAAGTTCCTGGGGATCCTCCGGCGGGGCGGCCGGCTCGTCGGTCAGCCAGGAGTGATCGGTCGGATGGAGCCAGCGGACCTCTCCCTGGCCTACCAGGTCCTCGCCGAGGAGGGAAACACCTTCCGCTGGGACAAATCCTGCCCGGACGGCTCCCTCCTGGCCTACCTCTCCTCCTGGGACGACTGCTCCGAGGTCGTTTTAAGGCTCCCAAGGGCCCAGGACAACAAAACGGGTACGCTGGACCCCTAGAACGCCGCCACGGGGCTGGAAACCACCGAAAAACCGGGTTCTGGCGAGTCCTCGACCCTCCAAATCGACCAGGCCGGGCCAGGGAGCTACGGAATCCGCCGCCGAAGCCCCGATTGGGACCCCGTTGCCGACCCTCTGGGCTACCTCAGGTTCGATCCTCAGAATGATCGATCAAAATGATCGATCCAGTAGCGACCAATCGTGCTTTTTTTGGGTATATAACGGCATTACGGGTCTAGGTATGGTCTAGCTAAAAGTATAGGTATGGTCTAGCTGTGCCGTCGTGGTATCGGAAAGCCCAAAAAACTAAAAAATCGGGGGCGTGGGTATAGTGATTAGGCGCACGGCGCGCGCGAGGGTATGGGCGTGGGGGTGCGGGGAGCCCTGGGCCGTGCTCCCGACGCCACAACGAGCCCTCGATGCCGTCCCCCGGCGAGTGTGTCGGTCAAACCTGCGCAACATGTCGAAACTGCGCACGGTATATACCGATAAGTTACGCTTTACATTCCAGAATTTGACATAATGAACCTTATCGGACGTAGCTGGGTCATTACGACCCACTATTACTCGACGTGTCGGGCATTGATGGCATGGCCGAGGGTGCCGAGGGTGCCGAGGGTGCCCGAGGATGCCCCGCCGGACTAGGTGCCCGTGGGGTGAGACTAGTGTATCCCCCGTTTCTTCCCGTCTTTGCCGTGACTGTCCACTTTTTAGGACACCGTCCTCTTTTCAGGACAGTCGACCGTCCACTTTTTAGGACACTCCACCGCAGCCTCTATATACGCGTCGCATACCGCAACTATTTTGCCGTGCTACCCTTGACACGACGTTAGCACGGCATTACTGTTCCCCTGCCGCAAGGTGAAAGCCGAAAGCGAGCGAAGGAGAGTCAGTAATGAGAAAGCCCTTGGGATTGGTACTGTGGGAAGGGTCATCCCGCTTTTCCCCGCTTCATCGGGTCGCGGTGATCCTCACCGGGATCCGCCGTGATTCCAAGAATGCGAAGACTGGCGGTATGCGCCAGGTCTGGATCATCCCCGTTGATGGCTCCCCGATGTCCTCCCTCCGCAACGGAACGGACGAAGCCGTGTGTGGGGATTGCAAGCTTCGTCCGGTCCTCTCCAAGACGGTCAAGGGTTCCTCCCGCTGCTACGTGGACGTTTCCCGGGCACCCTCTGGCGTCGCCCGCGCTTACCACGCTGGCAGCTACACCACGGCAACGCCTGAGCTACTCTCCCGGTACGTGGCTCACTCTCACATCAGGTTTGGCGCGTGGGGTGATCCCGCAGCCGTACCGGCCACAGTCTGGCAAACCCTCTCTGGTCTCCCGGGGGTGCGCTGGACGGGGTATTCTCACGGCGCGCTTAGGCTCGGCCTTGACGGCGTGGCCGATCTCCGCTCGCTCGTGATGTACTCGGCTGACGATGCCGCGTCAGCCAAAACCGCTCAGTCAGCCGGTTGGCGTACCTTCCGCGTTCGGCAGGGCGCGCAAGATCCGCTCCTCCCGGGCGAGATTGCTTGCCCGGCCAGTGCCGAAGGCGGTAACCGCATCCAGTGCGATCAGTGCTTACTCTGTGATGGCTCCAACCGTCTCGACATCCGCCGTCTCCCAAACGTGGCAATCATTGATCATGGCCCGACAGCGTCTCGCCGCAGAGCGGCATAAAGGAGTCAACATGAGCTACATCCTGACAGTCCTTCTCGCGGGAGAAATCTACCGTGAATCCTTCCACGGGTGCACCGATGAGCAGGACGCGAGAATCACTGGCGCGGCAATGCTCATGGACGAGCTGAATCCGGGTGAAACCCTCACCGTGCTTTCCGCCGTCCCCGTGGATTGCGGCGAGGATTGCTGCGCCTAGTAGCGCGCAAAAGGGACGACGATGAAAAGCAAGCGCCCCTCACTGGCTGACCTCACCCCCGAACGGCGTTCGGCCCTGATCGCCTTCGCGCGTGAGCATGGCCGAGGATGGAAATCAGTGCTTCTTGCTGGCTGGCTCAGAGCTGCCTTCCCGGGCTATCTCCAACAAATCAGGAACAGCCACGGTCCGGCATGGCTCGCGAAGCTTCCGCCAATCGCCTAGAGTTTCCAGCGTAAGGGGCGCGGCAACCGCCCCTTATCCGGTGACTCAAGACGAGTGACCTAGAGGAGTAAGGAAATGACCACGACAGATCCCCTTGACTATCTCAAGCTGACGGTGACCCGTAGCACTCACCTCGCCTTGACCGGACGACAGATCATGTGTCCGCGATGCGGGAGCATTCTCGACGCGCGTCGCGCGGTTGAGATCTCCTGCCGGGTGATTTGCGCCCCCTGTTACGACAAGCTGACGGCGAGCCTCCCCGAAGACCTGAAAGCGAAAATCCCTGGCTGCATCGAGTCCGGGAGCATCGTCGACGGGCGTACCCTCTGGGCGACCCGTTCCATTCGCGCACGCAAGACGCGGAAAGGATAAGACAATGAGAGTCCGTTACTTGGTAATCCAGCCCTCGTTTAACTGGGCCGATCCCTCGGCCCATCACACGGGAGTCGTGGTCTCCCGCCACCGGACCATCGGCGCGGCGAAGGCCGCAATCGACCGGGCGACCCGTAGGCTCCGGCGTCAGGCCGGGATGAGCCAGTCCTGGTATGACTGGCATATCTGCGCAGAAGAAGGGGATTCCCGGCGCCGACTGACCGCCATGGAACAGGGCGCGCTTTCGGAGGCATGAGATGAGAATCCACGGTCAAATGACAACGTCCAATCGCCTCTACGTAGTTGACAGCGTCGACGGTCACCGGGCGGGAATCGTCCGGGTCGTAACCTCGGGAGCTGGCTCCGGCTGGAACCGGGGGCGCATCCCGGCGTGGGTTGGACGCGCTCTCGCCTCCGGTGAGTGCTACGGCTGCTACCCGGAGATCAAAGACCACCGCCAGCGGACAGCCGTAAAGATCGGCAACCGCTGGTACACCAGACTGGTCCGGTAATCCGCCCTAGGGCTCTGGCTTGCACGGCGCGGCCAGAGCCTCGGAGCGGGTTCCCGGCACGGGAAACCCTAGAGGAGTTAGACGATGTTGACCTGCCCGAAGAACTGCGACGCAACCGACCCGGTGATCCTCGCGGCTGCCATCGCCGCAGCCATCAAGGTTCACGAGGAACGGTGCGAGGCGCAGCCGTGCGAATCCTGAAAACCGGCCAGGTCTGGAAGATCGAGTCCAGCTACCAGGAGCTGGACAAAGTCAAGGCCGTCAAGGTCAACGGCGCTGGGGCATGGTGGCACGGGCTGCCGTGCTCTCGCCCCCGGTGCGGGGCCTGCGCCGCTGGCCTCGGCAAGACCTGGTGGACGAGCGACCCGCAGGTCGCCGCCGCCTTCGGTTTCGCCGCCGAGGACGATGCCACACGGCGCGGTCTTGAGGCCATCGTGGGCGCACGCCGCGAAGCCATCGATGCCTCACGAGCAACCGAAGCGGACCTCGAGATCCCCTGCCCACCAGGGCTCGCGTATATGCCGTTCCAGAAGGCAGGTATAGCGTATGCGCTGAAGCGTGCTAACGTACTCATAGGAGATGAGATGGGTACCGGAAAGTCGATACAGACATGCGGTATCCTTAACATGCTTCCATATCCCGAGAAGCGAAGTGTCCTCGTCGTGTGCCCAGCCTCCCTCCGGATTAACTGGAAGCGAGAGCTAGAAAAGTGGCTTGTCGAAGCAACCAGTATAGGCGTGGTCGAGGGATCAAAGTGGCCCGAGGGCTCGCCGGATATCGTCATCATCAATTACGATGTCCTGGTGAGGCACCTTGACACGTTGACGGCACGGCAATGGGACGTGATGGTGCTCGATGAGTGCCACGCATGTAAAAACCCTAAGGCCCAGCGCACCAAAGCCGTGCTACTAATACGGGCTAAGCGGCGCGTCGCACTCACGGGGACGCCCATCCTGAACCGGCCCATCGAATTCTGGACCCTGGCTCACATGCTGGCTCCGGCCGAGTTCCCTTCGTGGAAGAGGTACGTCGACCGTTACTGCGCCCCCGAGGTCGTCTACACGCCACGCGGCCCGGTTACTACCTACACCGGGGCGGCAAACCTGGAAGAGTTGCAGATTCGGTCGCGTGGGAGTTTCCTAATCCGGAGGCTCCGGTCGGAAGTCCTTCGAGAGCTTCCTGGCAAGCGTCGCCAGATCATCCCCTTGCCGTGGAACGGTGCCGCTTCGGTCGTCCGCCACATGAACGAGGAGTGGGAGTCGCGGGAAGAGAGGCTCGCTTCCCTGAAGGTCGCCGCCCTCGGAGCACCGAACGAAGAAGAGTACAAAGCTGCCGTCAAGGCACTGGCTGACGCCGAAAAGATCGCCTTCGAGGAAATCTCGGCGGCGCGGAAAGCCCTCGCTCTCGCGAAGGTTCCGAAGGTCATTGAACACGCGACAGAACTCCTCGAAGATGGCGTTCGAAAACTGGTCATATTCGGCCACCACAAAGAAGTTATCTCTCGGATCGTCGATGGGCTGAAGGCATATAACCCGGTTGTTCTGGTCGGTGATACGTCCATGGACGACCGGCAGGCTGCCGTGGATTCCTTCCAAACTGACCCGGACGTGCGGGTGTTCGTAGGTTCGATCCGCGCGGCTGGAGTCGGCTTGACGCTCACGGCTGCGTCCACCATGGTCTACGCCGAATTGGACTGGACCCCGGGAATTGTGAGCCAAAGTGAAGACAGATGCGTGCGCATAGGCCAGAAGGAAATGGTCCTCATCCAGCATCTCGTGTTCGACGACTCCCTCGACAGCCACCTGGCGAAGGTGCTGGTCGAGAAACAGGAAGTTATCGACCGGGCGCTCGACGTGCCGGTGGACCTCCCCGAGCTAGCGCCCCTGGCCGATGCACCAGTCAAGGCGACCGGTTCCCGAGCGGTTCCCACCGTTTCCCCGGACCTCCGGGCAGCGGTTCACGAGGCCCTCGCGTTCCTGGCTGCGCACTGCGACGGGGCGCGGACGCAGGACGGTATGGGCTTCAACCGCCATGATGCCGCCTTCGGGCGGCAGTTGGCGCTTCTCTCGACCCTCACCGACCGCCAGGCCATTGCCGGGAAGTCACTTCTCAAAAAATACCGCGCCCAGTTGGGGGCGGAACTTGCAGCCCGCGCCGGTGTCGCGGGGAAAGAGGAGTAAGACCATGATCGCTCCGGTTATCCATAGCAACGGGACCTCGCGCGAGGTGCTCGAAAAAGCCCTCCGGGATGCAGCGTCAGCCCTTCGGTTCGCCATTCTGAAGGTGCAGGACACTGCTCCTAACGGGCGCGACTACTACCCGCTCGGCAACGAGGCCTTTCAGGAGGCTATCGGGCAGTATCAGTCGTGGGCGAACCGGCTGGAGTCGGTCAGGAACGAAATCTACGCTGTCCTCGATGAGATCGCAGAGGAGTGTAAATGAACGGAATCCACGTCTTCGCCATTTTCGCCGTCACCTTCGCCCTCGTCTTCCTGGACGAGACCGGATTCTGGGGTCTCCGGGTCACCCGGACGAGGGAGCCGAAGTGAAGTGCTACACGTTCTCGCCTGCAAACCACGAGCTGTCCGAGGGCATCGCGGTGTTCCATCACCCCGACTTCGGCTGGTCGGTCAAGCTCGGGGATGAGGGGCGCGGCAACATCCGCACCCATATCAGCGTCGACAAGAAGTTCTCGCCAAAGATCCGCGAGAGTGCGGACGGCGACTTCTACCTGGCCCACTCGGGCCACAAGACCATCACGCTTCCGCCTGATATTCACCACAAGAACGGCAAGCGGTTCAACGTTCTCTCGAACGTCAACGAGAACCGTGCGGGTGCGATTGTATGGGTGAGGGGCGCGGCTGACGTGGTCCCGACTCTCTGGTGCTCGGTCCTGGCATCCGGGGAGTTCCACGTTGAGCGGCGCGGCTATACCGATGCCGTCATCGCGATGGACGATCTAGGTGAGGTAGAGGTCATCTTCTACGGTAAGGATGGCGAGAGTAGGGTATCCTTGCTAGTGGACGGTGACGAGATCACCCTCAAGGAGAACACATGGAAGAGCTAGAACCGATGCCGATGGAACCGTGGTTGGAGCCTGCCGCCCCGGTGGCGGCCCCTGAGCCCATCGTCGAGAAGAAGAAAGAGGCGAAGCCTCGTGGCCCCCGCAGGGCGAAGCGTACCGAATCCACCGAGGGCGCCGGCCAGGCGAAACTGGTCGAGTTCGATCCGGCGACGATGGCTCTGGTGAAGATGGTCGCGAGGGCCTACGGCTGGAGTGACAGCAAGGTCATCCGGCAGGCGGTCAAGGCAGCCCTCGAACCGCTGGTTGTGAATGGGAAGATCGACACCGACTCGCCGGGTGTCGTGGCCTTCTGGAAGAAGGCGATCCAGTGATCGAAGCCTTGGCGTACCCCTGCGGGCACTGGCCCGTGGGGGTCGCCATCGTCCTGATCGTCCTTGGTCTCCTCTGGATTCAGGCCTGCCTCATGCAGGCCCGGTACGAGGCGAGACTCAAGCGGTGGCTTGAGTGGCGCGCCGACGAGCAGGGGTCAGCCAGCGTTAAGGATTTTGAGGAGTACCTGGAGAAGGAGAGAAAAGCATGATCAACATTCTCGCCCACAAACTCACCCCCGAGCAGGTCGCGGAACTCGGCGGCGAGCCGAAGCACATCCGCGACCTGGATCCGGGACTGGCCGCGCAGATCGCCAACTGCCCGATGGATCGAGGTACGCTCGTAGACATGGCGCAGAACCTGGTGTTCCGTGCGTGCGACGACGATGCCCGGATACTTGCCGGGTCTGGCTCCCCAGCGTTCACGGCCCTTCTTGGCGCGATGGCAGCCAAGGAGGGGGTAGGGCTCGTCTTCGCTCACTCCGAGCGAGTCAGCGTCGACGAGCCGCAGCCCGATGGGAGCGTCAAGAAGACGGTCATCTTCAAGCACGTCAGGTTCTTCGAGGTTTAGGGACGGTTACGCCAGCGGTCAAGCGACCGGGATTTCAACCCGGTGTCATCGGTTCGAATCCGATACCGTCTACCATTTCCGGGGGAGGGGAGCCTATTCGGCTCCCTTTTTCTTTTCCCTGTCGTTCGTCAGGATGATCACCCGCCGCTGGAATCCCCGGATCTGGTTCGTTAGGTCATCGAGGATGCGCTTCCGCTCTGCCGGGTCCTTGGTCATCATCTGGGAGACCTTGGCTCGCTTCTGCTGGAGATCATCGATCTTCGCCTTGAGCTTGGT